GATGTATGGATGGACTTCTTCATGTGGCAGTTTGAGAACCGGTGGTTGGAAGAATGCGAACATATGTACTGGTATTCCCGATATAACAGGAAAGCCGACGGCACTGTTTCCCTGAAGGATAAACTTACCGGTAAGATTATTCCTACGGGTTCCGGGTTGCTTGAGCAGATTCAGCATAAATCTACTTATGCAAAGCTTACTTACAACTCGCTTGTAAAGAAGATCGGAAATGCATTATTTGGTCAGAACGACACCGATGGATTCAACGTTACGCTGTATACTGGAACCGGAGGTCGTAGAGAATTCCACAATGCAATGATGACTCAGGGAGCTACATTCCTTACCGACTTCTCCGGAGTTGCGGATAAATTTGTAACCGGATCGGGAAGAGAGTTGATGCTTGGTGGATTCTTCGATGGATTCTATCACGTAGATGGTTATGTGATCAAGATCAAGTATCATCCAATGTTTGACAATGGTCGCGCGGCTTTGAAATCTCCAAGACATCCTGAAACTGGTCTTCCGCTTGAGTCTTATCGTATGGTATTCATCGACGATGGAGACGTGGAAGGTATTCCTAATATCCAGTTGGTATACGAACAGGGTCGTCCATACTTGCATGGAGTGGTAACCGGTCTTACCCCGATGCCGAAATCTTTGCAGATTATGGGCGGTTTTAACCTTGACGCCGGACAGATTCCTCTATTGTCTTCGGACGTAGATAAGAGTTCGTATCACAGGTTTAAATCTCAAGGCGTACAGTTGCTTAGAGGTAACAGATGCTTTGACTTACAGTGTGTTGCAGGATTGTAGGATTAGACTTGTTTTGTTCATAGTAGTTAAAGGGGGGATAACATTTTGTTATTCCCTTTTTTATGTATATATTAGTGGAGTTTTAATAAATATTAATAAAATAACTTATTTATTTTAATGCTATGAACTTATATGTAACAATTAAGCGAAAATTGCCATTCAATCATGAACAACAGACTGAATTGAAAGAATGGGACAAAGACTCAAAACGATCTATAGGATCGTACTTCCGTGGAGGTGGAAGTATAAAAGTAGGAACAGGACTCTCCATTGAAGAAGAAGACTTGCTAATGCCTCATATTCTTGATATACCTGCAAAAGACCCAACTTTCAGGAAAGAAGTATCAAGATACTTTATAGAGATAGACACCGATATTCCACAAGAAGGCAGAAAGCTTAATATTGCGCTAAAGAACAATTCTCTCCCTCTTTCTGAAACCAACCTTCCTGTTAATATTGAAGACTATGTAAGGTACAGACACGCTCTTGAATTTCCTAAACTTTCTATAGATGAAAAAACAGCGATGGGAAATCCTTTAATAGACTTTTATATTGAAAATCCTGAGATTCTGCGTCAAGTTGAAGCTGAAGTGCGCGAGGCGAAAGACAGAGCGTATGCAGAATATTTATCCATTAAGAATAAACCCTTTAAGGTAGACGTCATGCTTACGTTGCTCAACGTTAATATTGACAAAGAAAAGGATAAAATTACAAAACTTGCCAAGCTTGCAGAAGAAACTCCGATTGCTTTCCACAACGCGTTTGAAGACATGGATGGAGAGATTAAGTACGAGATCATGCGTTTTGTAGAGAAAGGACTTCTTCGTAGAGTAGGGCAAGGATTTCTTTTAGCCGAGACCGGAGAAGAGCTTGCTTTTAGTATAGACGAAATGGTTCTTTGGATGAAAGATAAGAAAAGAACTAAAGAAGTAAATGTGTTAAGAGGTCAATTTAAACAACTCGATGAACATTCATCAAATGCATATAGCGGTGAAGGAGGGATATCAGGAGTTGAGCGCAAATCGGAAGAGAACAATCCAGACTCAACAAATTGATTTAGCGCTTAACTTATCCATTCTTCAGTTTATAGAGAGCCAACTTGCCGGAGTAATTTCAAAATCCGGCAGGTTGCTTGGCTTTTACGACGATCAAAAAAGAGTAAATAATCTGCGCACTTTAATTATCAAAAACGTTTCCCTTAACCCTTCTGCTGTCTTGGGAGAATCATCATCTTCTTTTCTTCTTCCGGGAGATTATTCCTACCTTATCAACGATAGAAGCGCAGTGGTTATTAATTCTTTGAGTAGGGTTTATTCAAATAGTTTTGTGGATATTGAGTATTTATACGATAAACTGGATAACTTTCTTCATAAACCAAAACCGAATAAACCATTATCTGTTATTGCCGGAAATAAGATTTACGTATATTATGATCCTTCCGTTACTTTAAGCGAACTAAGGATTGATTATTTGCGTAAGCCTGCAACGGTTGCATTGAACAATGAAACGATTAATATGATAGTCGATGGAGTTGTTACTCCTACTGTAGTTGTAGCTAAAGATTGCGATTTACCCGATCATACGCATGGGACAATTATTGATCTTGCTATTGAAAGATTGCTAAGAGACGTTCATTCTCAGGCGTATCAACTGATAGCTCAGGATATAATTAATAAGAAAACAGAGTGAAGGTAAATATAGGAGGTTGTATTTATGTTTGACAGCGAAGGATCATTTATATAATTTAGAAAAAAATTTATCACAATGAGATATAATGCTAAGAAAACATTAGGAATTGGAGGTCCGGTATTTGTAAGTAATGCTGCGAACACTCCCGGCGAAACTACCTATGATACGTTTGTAGCAAGCGCGTCTGATGGAGAAATCGCTATATTTACTTCTGCCGGAGCAAAAAAGACTGATGCTCTTGCAGCAGGAGACGAATTGTTTATTGCACAGAAGATAGGCGGACGAATCAAGAAAACTTCCGTTTTTACTTATGTGTCTGCGCAGCATAAGGATTATGTTGCCGGTACGAAACAGAAAGTTATTATTTCTGCTCCCGCTGCTTTGGCGGCTAATGCTGAAGTAATGATTTCCGTAACAGAAACTACTATGTGGAGTCATCCTCTTCCCGTATGGGAGTATTCTAAAGTGGTTGCTTCCGCTAATGATTTCTATGGAACCTTTTCTGCATTGGTAGATGAAATCAACAATGTAAATGCAGTAAGCAATGACAGTAATGGAATGTTCCTGCTTGCTAAACTTCATAACGCAGGCACTGCTTCTGAATTTGACGCTGACGCTACCTTTACTAAAGGTTCAAAAACCGTTAGTTTTGCAGGCGGTGTAAATACTCATGGATCAGGCACTGCTCCCGTAGCCGGAGATTTAGTTCAGGTTCTTGGAGTAATCTATAAGATTGCCACTGTTGGAGCTACCAATATTACTTTGGATAGAGCTTATGCAGGAGATACGGTTACTATAGATGTATCTGCTGTTACAGGAGATGCTTCCGCAAACGTAATTCCAATCGCCAATATTGACGATTATAGCATTTCTCTTGAATCTTTGGAATACGACGTTACTTTCAATGTTGCAGCTACCGTCGACACCGCCGGAGTTTTAAGCACGCTGAGTAAATCCGTTACTCCGTTTGTTAAGTCTGTCGGTCGTCCTGAAAATGTAGCGCAATGGGAACTTGAAGGTCAGGTATGGGAAGGTTACAGAACAGGCAATACTGCGTTTGCCGAAGACTTTGGAAAACCGGAATCTCAGGTTTCGAGCGCCAATACTTATCAGGTATTCGTGATCAAGTACGAGAACAGCCAGAAATCTGTCGCCGCTCCTATTGAGAAGGATTATCATATTGGATATATTAACGTATTCCTTTTGAATTCTTCTACGCAATGGGATACCCAGTTTGGGCTTTAATTTTAAATTTCATGTATTTGATTTTAAAAAGGGAGTATGTTCCACATCTCCCTTTTTTTCTAAAATTAGTATAGGATGAGTACCGAGGAATTAATAGCGGTTATAGCTGAAAGAAGAGGTAAGTCGTTTGATAAGACATTTCATGAGGAATTGCTTTCAAGAGTTACTTTCTGGAGGGCAAAACTTCTTCGGGACACTCTGAATGGTAGAGCGTTTGACAGAAAATGGTTTATACAATCCGTTCTCTTTCCTGTAGAGAGAATTAAAACAGGATCGACCAACGATTATATCGTTCGTACTGTGGATGTAGTTCCAAGACCTTTAAGAGTAAATAACATCCTGTTTGATTTTGTTGGACCAAAGTCTAAGGAACGATCCTTTGGTTTTATACATTCTCTTCGAATTCCTTATCTTAAATATTCCGTATATACTTCCAAAGAGACCCGGTATACCTATGATGGTAAGATAAATCTATACGGGAAAGACAGACCTAACCC